GTTCCACTTTCGCCAAGGATATCATCGTAGATATCGGCGCCGGTGCCCAGGACAACCCTATGGCCTGCAGCTATGGCCGCGGTTAGGATATCGTTGGGCCAGTCAGTCGGCGCATTTGTGCCGTAGAAGACGGCCTGGTCGAAGGCTACACCGAAAGCCTCAATCATGCGCGGCTTTACCTCTCCCCAGATATCGTAGTCAGCGTCGTCAAGTACGGCCTCGGGGATGGGAACAATAACTGCCAGCTCTTCCGCGTTGATATACTTGTTTTCCCATGCCATTTGAGATGTCTGCTTCAATCCGGTATCGCCGGATACAAAGTATGCGGTAATAAGAGACGACAGGACCGGCATTCTGCGCTGCTTGCGGCTCATATTGGGAAGCTTCCTGCCCAAACGCATGATAGCGCTTTGCTGGGGTACCCCCTGTATGATTTCCCGGGATACCTCTTCCGGAATAAGGGCGTCAGCCCCGGTCCTGTCAATAATGTTGTTGTAGGGCATAAATCATCTACCTCCAATAAATATTCTTTCTACCTTCTGCCGGCCGCCCGGCGTATGAAGTCGTTCATGCTCTTTCCACCGCCGCCCCCGCCAGCACCCGGGGGATTGCTTCCCCCTCCAACCTGGCTGCCACCGGCCTTTCCGATCAGGTGAGGTTTTGACTTTAAAAGCCCCTCAACTGCCTCTTTAACACCGGTTACGTTACCCTTGTCGTCCACCTGGATGCCGGAACGATCCACCAGGGCAACCGCGTCAGCCGGGTCAACAAAGCCGGCCTGGGCTGCATAGACCTTGATGTCGGCATTGACAAGGCGTGCGTTAGCCGCTTCCAGAGCAGCCTTACCCTCTTTTTCCGCCTTTTCCCGGGCGGTCTTTTCCTTTTCCAGCTCGGTCTTTGAAGCCTCGGCTGCTTCTTTTGCGGCCTTAGCCGCGGCCTTCATGGCGTCCACGGATTCAAAGCCCAGGTCTTTAGCAGTTTTTTCAAGCTCCTGCCTGCTCATCTGTGATACGCGGCGCATGAAAGAGGCCTCATCCTGGAAGGTTGCAAATGGCTCGGCTTTTCCCCCGGTACCGCCACCCTGGCCGCCACCATCACCGGCGCCGCCACCTGCAGCCCCGCCGGTACCACCTGCCCCAGCTCCTCCTCCCGCGCCACCTCCACCTGTACCGCCACCGCCGCCATCATTAAAGCAGCCGCGAAGTGTGAGTAAATCTAACCTGCTGCGGTAGGAAAGCCCCATAATTGTACGCATCATAAGATATCTACCTCCGGTTTTTTTAGGTCCCGTGAACCTTTTTTTCCGTGATTTAACGCCTCACGTTCGGCCCGTACATCTTTTTTAAAGCCCTTGAGTACGTTTTAGGCATTGCCCGTTTCGCCCCGGGCAGGTATAACAAAACCCCCGGCGAAATTAATTACCAGGGGTGATCTTATGGATAAACCCATTGATCCTGAATGGACCATTCAAAATGATTTACAGTCGGTAACTGTCGGTATTAACACCCGCCTTTGGATATTAAGACAGCAGAACCTTACCCCGACACTTATTCGTTTGGGTAAGGATCATTCGCGCCTATTCTGGAAGGAGCGGGGTGTTTGGTATATTCCACACGGCCCAACCAAATTAATTTCCGGAGATGTATTCTGGAATGCAGAAACCCGCTGCTGGTGCTACACTAAAAGAATGATACCGATGAGATTTAATGACCCTACCATCATCGGCATTGCAGCCGAAGGAGTGCCAAAGCCCCCAAAAACCAGGGGCAAAAAGAAAAGCACCTAATCGGTACCCTAGCCTCCCGTTAGCCTTTTACCTGTTTTCTTCCTCCAGGTCTATATACAGTCCGTAGGCGTGCCGGCAGCGTGGATGAAATAAGCCTGCCGACTTTGCTTCTTCGAGAGTCGGATACCCCGGTGTTTTACCCGTCAGGCTCAACACCTTTCCCTGCCAGGGAATGCATTTTTCGCAGGCGCCCGTATGTGAGCTTACCTTGACCAGGTCATGGCCGTGCTCGGCAAGGCGGTTGGCAGTACCCTGCAGGTGAGCCTCCATGGTTGTTGTCCTTGCTACCATTTCAGAATAAGACCGCATGTTCCACTTGCGTTCCCGCCTGTCTTTAAACCCTGTTACACCTTCTTCGGCCAGCTGTTCCCGGTACTTTCTAGCCACCTGCTCCCAGGTCCTGTACCCCACCACGCTTCCCCTGATACTTTCTAAAGCCAGTGTTCGGTATATATCGTCCACCCTGCGCCCGATGGTAATTGCCACTTCATCAAAACGGTTGTAGGCTGTTTCCGCCAGTACCTGCGCCGCCTGCTGGTGGATAGCGCCAAAACCCACCGCTATTTTTCGGCCCATATTTTCCATTTGCCCGTCGGCAAATTTAGCGCCTTCAATGTAAATGCGGGGAATGGCCTGCTCGCACCAGGTCCGGGACCCTTCCCGCAGGTCTTTTAAGATTGCCTGCACATTGACCTGCATCACCTTAAGATATTCGGTTTTGTTGCCTTTAAGCAATGCACGGTTAAGCTCGTTTAATATTTCCCGTTCTGCTTCTGTGTAAAATTTGATAAGCCGGTCGACCTCACCGTCGCTAAACCTTACAAGTCTTTCATTCGGCCCGGGCATCAGCTACCACCGCCCTGGCCTTCCGCCCCTGGGAGTGATATCCTGGGAGATTGCGCAGCCTGCGGCGCCGCCGCTTTTATCCTGTCAATCTCCTCCTTTAGTGCGTCCCCCTCCAGGCCGTCCAAACGGCGCAGGCTGCTTTCCAACGAGCTAAGACCGGCTGTGTAGCGGGTTGATTCAATTTCAGTGCTTTCTTTGTAGTCTTCGGGTAGTCCATCCTTCCAGTCAATATGTACCTGCTCTATTTTCACAGCGTTTCTCATTCCCTGGGCCACCTCAAGGGCAGAAGCTAGTTTCAATACTTTTTTCAGTGCAGGGTCAAAGCGCATCCGGATCCGGTTCACTTTAGCAAGGGGGGCCATCATAAGGCGCCGTAACGCAGTGCCGCTTTCTGCAAGACCGCTTTTTAATTGGCCGAATGCCGCGGCAGAAGTCTCGGATAGGGTGTAAAGCTGCTCCATCAATAATTCAATCTGCTTAAACGCGGCTTCTAATTGTCCATCCCAGGTAACGTATCCCGGTTCCTTATCCCCTTCCGCTATGGGGAAATACTTGCCCCCGGCGCGAAATGTCGCCTGCCCGCTTGCCGGGTCTATTTCAAGGGCTGATTCAGGGCCGTACATGTTGGGGTCGCTGTGCTTATCCAGTATCCTGCTTATCTGCGCTGCCCTGGCCTCAATCTCCTGAATGATGCTTTCCAGGTCGCTGTAGTCGTCTAAACCTGTGGACCGGTCGGTGGTAAGAAGATTAGGCACGGGGATAATCAAAAAGTCATCCACGCCTGTCTCCTGCACAACCTCATCCTCAACCAGTCCCCTGATTTTATCGTTGACTATTTCGTATTTGCGGGTGGTGATTTTACCTTTTTCGTGGATTTCAACCTTGAGCATCTTTATCTTTTTGGTACCCAGCATCCGCTGAACGTCTTCCTCGTAAGTCCAGGCCAGGACGTGGGCCACGATATCCTTTACATTATCCGGCTTGCAAACCGGAAACCAGACCGCCGGCGGTTGCCCCTCGATTATACCGCGCCCGTCGTAGCGTACCTTGAAAATACCGTCACCATAGCGTGAAACGTCAAGGGCCACCTCATAGCAGGACAGGTAGAGACTGTTTTCCTCAAAAAGCCTCTCCAGCGCCACCTGCTCCGGAGTACCCTTGTCTCCCGCAGTGATCCGGGGAGTTTCACCAAGCAGTAAATCGGCAAACAGTGTAGACAGGCGCTTATTCCAGTTTAAAACGATCTCCATTGTGGCCTGCTGGTCCTCGCGCAAAAGGCGTATCCAGTCCTTGAACACTTCCCGGTGCTTACCCTCAAACAGCAGGCGGTTGGCGGCATACATGCTGAGGCGCTCGGCCTCGCTTTTCGGGGGCCACTCCTGGCCGGGGGAAATAAATTCCATGGAAGTAAGAATTATTATCACCACCTTAAAACCCGGCTGGTTTGCTAACTGTGCCGGAGGTAAGCCGCTTAAACATTGTCTGTATAACATAGCGAGTGGCGTCAAGCGCGTGGTCGTTTGCCTTGACCGGTTTATCCTCACCGCGTTCCTGCGCTTTCGGATCCCAGACGTAGGAGGAAACCTCTTTTAAGAAGTTCGGGCAGTTTTTCCTGTAAACAAAAAGGCGACCACCGGTTAAGTGGTTCGCCACATTGCGGATTCCGTCAAGCACGCTGTTGTCTGCCGTCTTTATCCCGGATACGCCGTCCCGCCTTAGCTGCAGTATGAAGCTTTTTGCGCTCGGGTCGATGCATATTGCCTGTGGATGGCGATCTTTTACGAATTGTCTTAAATCATGGCTGTACTCGGAATCTGTTTTTTGCCGTCCGGTCTTAGCGCTGTCCCAGTAATATTCGTCAATAATATATAGCTTTTGTCCTGCTTGCCCAAAAAGGATAAATGCCGTTGGATTGCCGGTGGCGTAGTCAACACCGAGGAGGTACCGGTTAAACTTCTCCGGGATCACGTCAACGGCGTGAATGTGATCATCCCACATGTCGTAAATAACGCCTTCGGCCAGCACCCAAAGCCCGAGGATAAACCGCTTGTAGAACACCCCGGAATACAACCTGCGGTACCGTTCCCTCACCTTTACCGACAGCGAAAGGTTGTCGTCCATGGTAAAATGCAGGTGAACTGCGTTTTTCTCTTTGAGCCTTTCCAGCCAGTTCAATTTAAACCAGTGGTAAGGCCCCTCGGGGTTACAATTAAACCACAGCTTCGCCCCTTCAACAGAACACCGCGCTGTAGCCTGGTTTACAAACGACTCCGGCATCAGGGCCACTTCATCAAAGAACATACCTGCCAGTGTGATACCCTGTATCAGGTCCTGGCTGCGCTCATCTTTCCCGCCGAAAAGGTAGAAATAATTAACGCGGCCCTTCCAGATTATTTCAAGGTAATTTTCTGCCCGGTGGTCCTTTAGTTTGTAGCCCCGCCCTTTGAGCACCCTTTTTAATGGCTGGATTACGTTGCGGCGCAGCGCTCCAATGGTCTTACCGGCCATCCCCAGGTTCTCGCCGTTAAAACTCTCCATTGCCCATATGACGTATGATAGCGACATGGGCAGTGACTTCCCGGCCCGAACAGCACCGTCACAGATTATGGCGTCCTTATTGGCAACCGGAGATCCCGGCATCCACCAAGTCATTACCTGCAGCTGTTTTTTTGATAGCTTTGCCCACTTAAAAGGATTGACCTTAAGCCTCCTCAGCATGGTCATCCCAGGCCTCACCTACCTTGTTTTGCAGGGCTTCAATGAGGCCGTCGTCGGTGGTTTCGCCCTGGTCGCCCATCACCCTGGTTTTTTCAAGGTCCATTCTCTCACGGGCAAGAGCCATCTCCTGTTTCATTTTCTCAAGTCTGAGCCGGTGCTCCTCGTTGGCTTTGCCCTTTAAAATCATTTCCTCATACCGGGCAATCAAGCCCTCTAAGGTTTTCATGGCTACTGACTGAGCTTTTAAAAAGCCTGCGTGCTTGTCCCATGCAAACTGCAGTTCATATTCTTTTTCCCAGCCTTCACTATTCAGCCCGCTGGTTTCCTTTTGACGTTTAAGTACCTTTGTCAGGTCATCCCTATCCCTGACAAACATAATCCGCTGCGCCCGCGCTATAGCCGTGTACTGGATAACGATATTGTCCCAAATTATATCAAGAGGACTCTTTTCCGTTATGGACTCTATAATTTCCCTGGTCTCCTCATCGTCCGGAAAAATACGGGCGAAAAAACCATGCTTAAGCGCGTTCTGACTGCCCGGCTTTGCCCCGACCCCCGGAGCACCTCCGTGATTCCAGCAAACTTCCTTACCTCTCTCCACCGGGTTATTGCACTTTTTTCCGCTCCGGGTTACCTTGCATATCTTCTCTGGATCCGGATCTGAAAGAATTGCCCGGCGTTCCCTTCGGAGTTTGCCCAGTTCCTTTTGCTCAGCCGGCTCCAGGTCCTCATATGGAACCTCGTTCAGTTCGACCAGGCGGCAATCTATCTGAACAACATAGGCCTGAAGCTTTTCTTCAGGCCAGTCGGTGAACTGCTTTTTGATTTTTTCCCAGGGGTGTTCTTTTCGCCCCTTTTCATTTTTGGGGTCTTTTTTTTGCCCCTTTTTGCCCCCATTTTCCGCCCCTATTTTGCCCCTATTTTCATCCGTGGGGCTATCCTTTATGT